GTCCGCCGGGGTGGGCGGGTCGCCGCCGTCGTTGTAGAACGTGGCGAGGGCCTCGATGCCCGTGTAGGGGTGGGCCCAGCCGTGGGCGGCGGTGTGGCCGGGGCGGCGGTGCTGCGCGGGGGCACGCATTACAGACAGTCCTCCCATGGACAGTTCAGGCCCCGCGCCTAGATCCAAGTGCAGCACATTTCTCACGCCGTGTTCCCCCTGCTCCCCCGTGGCTCCTGTCCGGGCGTCTCTTCGTCGTCCTCGGGGTCGTCTTCCTCCGTGGCGGGTGGGAGCTGCACGGGCGGCGTCTCGGGCTGGTCGGGGGCTTCCCGGCCGAGGAACGCGGCGACCTCGTCGACGTTGCCGAGCGCGTCGGCCAGGGCCCGCGCAGCCTCGAAGGACCGAGCGTCGATCTGCTTGAGTTCCTCTTCCACGTCCGCGATCGGGAATCCGGCCTCGATGAGCATGCGGATGGCGGTCTCCTTGGACAGGACGCCCTTCTCCACGCCGAGGGTGACCATGGTGAGGATGCCGTTGCGGTCGGTCGGCTTGTACGGGCCGAACACGAGCTTGGCGGGCTGGACGGTGATGCCAGCCCAGTCGGGGTGCTGCCCGGCGAGGTGGAGGCGCTGCACCATCTTCAGCAGCAGGGCGTACTTGTGGTCGCGGGCCAGGCGCATGCTGCCGATGAGGGAGTCCAGCGGGCCCAAGGACACTTCGAGGGCGTATCCGGAGGGCGCCTTCGTCGGGTCGAGGGTGCCGAGCGCGACGGCGGGGAGACGGGCGACGGTCGCCGCACGGTCGGCGAGGTCGTGGACGTGTTCGCGGAGCTCGCGCAGGGCGGGGCTGGTGTCGACGGCGGTGAGCTTGCCGGTGTCGCCGAGCTTGAACATGGCGCCGGGCCCGACGGTCATCTCCTGCCGCGCGTCGGTCACGCCGGACACGGCGAGCATGGGCAGGCCGGTGGTGGCGGAGGCGCGCGCGGAGTCGGTGTCGGAGCCGGCCAGCTCGTCGAAGACTTGCAGTACCTTCGCCAGGCTGCTCTGGCCCCAGTGCTCCTCGGCGTCCGGTACCGTGTTCGGGATGTGGATCACCGGCAGGAAATCGATCAGCAGATCGAGGCGGTCCAGGACTTCGCCGTCGGAGCGGACCGCGTAGGACGCTTTCGCCATCGGCAGGGAGTCGACGTCGTAGTCCCCCTTGAGGTCATCGAGGTTCCAGGTGGCGTCGGTGAGGTAGCAGGTCACCGGGCTGGGGGTGTCGTTCCACGGGTACAGGCGGGTGATGGTGCCCGTGTCGGGGTCGACGTTGTCACCGGGCCCAACCACGGGTATCGGCTCCCCTTCGGGGCCCTCCACAGTGGCGGGGACACGGACGGGCCGACCATCGGAGCCAATGCTGGGTGAAGTGGGGGCGCCAATGGGGGCGAGTTCGTAGGTGATGCGGCGAATGCGTGCCTTGAGGCCGCGGCGGGTGTCCTCGGCGAGTTCCCACGCGAAGTGGACGCGGGTGGGGTACTCGCCGTCGTTGTCTTCCTCCAGGACGGGGAAGTAGAAGCCGGGGTCGACGGCGCGGACAGTGACGCGGCCTTTGGCGGGGTCCCAAGCGAGCCGGTACACGCCGTCGCCCAGCAGGACAGCCTTGCGTTCAGCCTGCTGGACCCGCATGGGCAGCAGCTCGTCGGTGGCCCAGTCCCGCAGCAGGGTCTGCACCCGCTCCGCCATGACGGCTTGCCCCTCGGGGCTGCTGCTGGGGGTGCCGGCGTTCTCGGCGCCGGGGACGGTGATGTGCTGCTCACGCCCGAGGACGTGGGCGAGGATCGTGTCGACGAACATGGCCGGGTCGCCGAACTCGCGCTTCTCCCGGGCCTCGGGCCCGTCACGAAGTTCAGCGAGCTCGGCGGCCTGGTTGTTGTCGTACGCGCCGAGCACCTTGTACGCGGCGAGGCGTCGTTCGTCCGCGGCGGGGACCCAGGTGGCCTTGGCTTCGGGGAAGGCCCGCCGGTAGGGCACGCCTCGGGGGTCGGAGTAGATCGGCTTGTAGTTGAGCCAGGACCACGCGTCGATGACAACGGCCTTGGCGCGGGTCAAAAGGCCCACCGCCGCTCCTCCTACAGCAGACACCACTGCCGTGTTGGCAGGCCCCGCGCCTTGTGATCAGGGTAGAGGTTCGATGGGCGCGGTTTCCCCCGGTCACGCGCCCGCTCGGGATCTGCTGTCCGAGTGGGCACCTATCGAGTAAGCCACCAGGCCCGGTTGCGCCTGTTACTTAGCGTGGCTCAGCAGGAGGTCGTCTCGATCTCTATGCGCCCATTTGTTGCGATATGCATTCCAAGGGCCCGCCGATAGATGCGCAACTTCCGCTGGATAGCCACTTGTTGCCCTTGGGGCGTCCTAGAGTGGTCCCACGCGCACGGCTCTGCGGACCTCGCCCGCCTTCCGGATCTAGATCGGAGGGAAGCTTCCGGTCCCCGTCAGTCAGCTCTTGGCTGGCGGGTGTCACAGGAGAAGAGGTACGTGGTGCTCGGAAACGAGAAGCCGTCAGACGTGGAGCTCCTGCTCCTCTTGGTCGCATTGATCCAGTTGCAGCTGGATCTGACCCAGTGGATCAGTTCGTTCCACGCCTGACGGCTACCGTCGCCCCCGGCGGTCGGCCATCCAGGTCGGCCGCCGGTCCTGTTGTTGGCCCATCTACGCAGATTGGCCGTACGCACACTGTAGGCAAGTTGGTCGTACGGCGCTGCACTTTCAGTGCAGCGAAATCAGTTCGCGCGACACCAAATCGTCATCGACGCAAACTTTCCCGGCACCAAAGTTGTGCAATTCACATCGCCCAAACTTTCTAAAGTGCCTGGTCAGGCTGCTCTCACCTGCGTCCTCGCAGCCGCTGGTCGCTGTAGCTGTCACTGCCCAGACCAGTTGAGGACGGGTCTGCGAGCTCTGTCAGCGCGTGCACTGCTGCGTCCATGCGGTCTGGTGAGTCCATGCCCGGTACCCAAGTGACCATCTGACGCTCCAGAGTGTCGAACTCACCCACATGGTGGACTCTGCCCTGCTCGTAGAGCTGAGCGATGGGCTCTGCCCGCAGTCGTTTGCCTTGCTTGGCATTGACCTCAATCACTCTGGGCATGGGCCTGCTACCAGTGCGGCTGGCTCGCTCCAGCTCCTGCCATGCCTGGATGAGAACTTGGCGGGTCATGTCTCCACCGAAGTTCGTCTCCACGACGAAGGCGTCTGCATCACTGTCGAGTGCCAGCAGGCATGCCTCGAGTCCCCAGCTATTGGCGCCGTGCCGGCCTGAGCGGTCAGCGAAGAGGTACAGCTCCCCTGCTGTGCCTCTGCCTGCTGCGATGATGCCGGTTTCGTCGTTGGCTGTGCCGGCTCCTCCGGAGGGGTCGATTGCGACGATGCTGCGGGTGAGGTCGACGCCGCGGAACGCTGCTGGGCTGACGCGGTTGCTGGTGATCCAGGCCCACTGCCAGACGCCGCCTTCGAGAGGTCTGGGTTGCTGTTGGTAGAGCGCCCACCAGACGCGTTCGCCGACGGCTCGGCGGGTGCGGGCGAGTTCTTCTTCGTCGTATTGCTCAGGCCACAGTGCTTCACCGAGCTGCCGTCCGAGAGGGTCTTTGTCGGACAGGGCGATGGCCGGGAGGTCGATGAGGAGCCAGTTCTCCGGCTCGGTGGCGAGGATCCTGCCGGACAGGTCGTCTTCGTGCCAGCGGGTGTTGATCAAGATGATGGAGGCACCCGGAGCGCGGCGGGTGTAGAAGACGGACTGGTACCAGTTCCATACCCGTTCGCGTTGGGCTGGGCTGTTGGCGTCGTCGGAGCCTTTGAAGGGGTCGTCGATGATGCCGAGGGAGAAGCCTTTGCCGGTGAGTGAGCCGCCGACGCCGGCGGTGACCATGCCGCCGCGGACGGAGGAGCCGCGGGGGGCTTGCAGGTCGAAGCGGTTGGCGGCGCGGGAGCCGTCGTCCAGGCGGATACCGAGGGTTTCGGTGTAGTCGCGGAGCTGGTCGCGGACCCAGCGGCCGTGGTCGTCGGCGAGGTCGGCACCATAGGAGGCGAGCATGACGCGGGCAGTGGGGTGCCGGCGCAGGTACCACAGCGGTCCCCAGCGGGAGGCACGCTGAGACTTCCCGTGTCTTGGCGGCATGGTGAGCATGACCTGCATGCGTTCGCCGGCGGCGATTCGCTGGAAGACGCCGTCGATGAGGTCGAGGTGCCGGGCTTGCTTCTCCCGTCCTTCGGTGAGGACCGCGGCGAGGGCCCCTGGGGACCGGTCCATGGCCATCTGCCGTTCGACCCAGGCGAGGCGCAGCCGCACTTCGGGGCGGGCGGCGCGGGCGATGCGTTGCCGTTCGGGAACGGGCAGGGACCGGTACTCGGAGAGGATGGCGTCCTCGAGGAGGTCGTCAGTCGCCGTGGTCACCCGCTGGGTCCTCCTCCTGGTCGTCTCCGGGGGCCGCGGGGCCCGGGTCGTCGTCTGCCGTGTTGAGCGCTATCAGCGCGTTGAGTTCGGCGAGGGAGCCCGTGCCGAGGGGTACAGCGCCGCCGCCAGGCCCGGAGAGTTCGGTGCGTCCGGGAGCGTCGAGGCCATTGAGCTTGGCGCGACGGTCTATCAGGCGCAGGACAGTGTCCACGGCCCGCATGTCGAGTTCCTCGCCGACGATGTTGCCTTCCTTGTCGAAGACCGGGGACGGCTTGGTGGCGCGGGGCCAGGCGGCTTCGAGGAGGGCGTCGAGGCGTTCGTTTTCCTGCTGCCGGTAGACGCTGACCTCGGCGGCTTCTTCGTCGCGGTGGGCTTTGAGGGCGCGGGTGAGGTCGCGGCGTGCGGCGTTGGGGCTGGCGTAGCCAAGGGCTTCGATGCGCGGGTCGTCGTAGCGGACGCCTTCGCGGCGCAGCTTCAGCAGCGCGGTGCGGCGGACGGCGACTTCGTCCTGCTTGAGTTTTGACCATCCCATGGCGGTGGGGCTCCCGCTCGGTTGTTTGTGTGGTTGTCAGGCCCCGCGCCTTGTTACGGATGATCGCCGATTTTCGCTGTTCTGTTCCCCCTGTCCAGGGGCTCGGGCATGCTGCGCGGCATGAGCGAGGTTGAGAGACGCGGGTGGAGGCCGTCCCGCACGCAGAAGATCATCGGTGTGTTGGTGCTGCTGATCGTGTGGACTGTGGCGGCCGGCCGGTGGACGGACAAGGGGTGTGGTTTTGTGCCGCAGTCGTATGGTCTGGTGCTGACGCATGGGGCGCCGGAGCGGTACGAGGGGTGTGAGGACGAGCCGGGTGGTCCGGAGTACACGGACGACTACTACGGCTGAGCGTGGGACGGCCCCGTAGCGCTGGGGGAAGGCGCTGCGGGGCCGTCTGGTGCTCGGTCCGTCCACTGGGGGTGGGCGGGGCCGAGCT